TGGAACACCTAATCCATCTAATGCTTATCATTTAGTATTGTTAAAGGAATTGTGTTTATCAAAAGGTATTGATAAAGACATTATTGATAATGTAATATTGGTATTGGAAAAAGATGGTGGTGGTTTAGACGATAAAGAAAAAGAAAAGGCAAAAGCTAAAGGTTTAGTATCTAAAGGTTATGGAAATTGGGGACCTGAAGATGGAGATACAACACATAAAAATGTTGATGGTAAATTAACACCGATTGGTGATGATGATGAAGAAGAAGAAGATAAACCAGAACCAATGAAAATAGATCCTAATCCATTTGATAAAGAGGATGAAGAAGGTGGTGATAGTGATGCTGAGACTCAATCTCAAGATTATACGAAACCACCAGAAAACGAAACTACCTCAAAGAGAGATAAAAGAAGAGCTGCACATAATAAACAAACAGACAATAAAATAAAAAATAGTGAAAATGCCGAAAGTACAGCAGCTGAACTTATTGAAGAACGAAGAGGTAATATAAGAAATGCTTATGACTTACCTGCTGGTACACCAGCATCTACAACTGGTGAAACTTATGGTGGTGTGGCAGCTGAGCAATTGACAGAAAATCCTAATTTGACAGAAGAAGAGTTTGTTGAAAATGAGCTTGAAAAAATGAGAGGTACACCATTATATGATATGCTGATTGAGAAAGCTAAAGCATCAAAAGAGTTCGAAAAAGATCCAGAAAAGTATGTTAGACAATGGCTAAGTATTGGATTTAAGACTGGACAAGGTGAGCTTGACTACCTACAAAATGAAGAAAAGTTTAAGTATAAAAAACCTCAAACTAAACCATATCCTATTTCAGCAACAATGGATTACAATCAAAAACAAATTGTACAATCATTATTGGAAAAGAAAAGAGATGAACACGAAGAAGGTTCTGAAGAATATGAACATTATCAAAAACAGTTAGATTATTTGGAAGAATTAGATGATACCGATACAGGAACTTTATATGAAACAACCGATGGTAGGATAGGATTTAAACATACATCAAATAAAAAAGATTGGAATGATCCACATAACAATACATCTGTTAGAAAAAAGGGAGAAAAGATTTCAAAAGCAGTTGATGCTAATGAAGATTTATCAGATAGTGATAGAGAGAAAGTCGTAGAGGCTACAACCAATGCTGTAGAAAGAGCTGCTACAACAGTTGATAATGCTGAAAAAGCTGTTGGTCAAGATTCTCAAAATTTATCGCCAGAAGCAGTAGAGGGTGTTGGTAAAATTTTTGAATTTTTCGATCCAAGAAGAATTGACTATGTTCAAGAAATGAGAACCAATCCAGCTATGAAAAAGAAGCTGGAGAGTAAAGGTATAGATCCTGAAAAAGCAACTGAACAAGAAATAGCTGAAGCAGTCATTGAGATGGTAAAAGATGGTAGTGCCACTCAAGACATACAAAAGATGGTACTAAAAACTTCGGATGTTGTTTCTAGAGTTCGCCAGTTATATAAAGTTGGACTAAAACAATATGGTGGTCCTATGTCCGTTTCTCAGATAGCAAAACATCTAAAAATGTCAGAAGCTGCTGTAAAGGAATGTTTGGATTCTAAATTAGATGATATTGAGGATACAAGCAGAAAGAGAAAAGATTCTATGAATGTTGCTCACGAACAATTGGTTGGGGATTTACAAAACGCTGATTCTGAACTAGACTCTGATTCATACCCTAATAATCCTGATGGTGATAATGGTCCTAATCAGAGAGCTTATGTACAATCTTTTATGGATGAGATACATTTTACAAGATATATCAATGGTGAACTTGAGGGTATACAATCAATAAACATAGGTGGTACTTCGGTAAGCCCGACAGAGTTTAGAGAGTGTTGTGCTGAATTATCTAATTTCGATGGTGATATAGAATCTGAACAAGGTAGAAAAGACTTGATGGAACACCTACAGAAAAGATTAAGAGTTTCGCCAGATGATGATGCTGTGTCATTTGGAAGTAAAGAGGGTGGTGAAGAAAGAGAATTAGGAAGAGAGTCATATAGAACCAAAGGTAAATCTAAATCAATTTTAGCACACTTAGGTAAAGATATGATAAAGTGTCTAAAGGGTAAAAACTAATGAAAACTCAACTACTCTGTTCATTTACGACCCAACGTAATCTTGATCAATCAATTTTAGACATAACAAAACATTTTAAAATCGTATTTGATAAGATTTATGTATTACAAAACGAAGATAAACCAAAAGAATTAATCTGTACTTATAATGTAAATCAAGAAGATGACATTGACTTTAATTTAGTTCAGAATACTATTTCACTACATAGAAAGAAAATAACCAATACACTTTATACGATTAATGCACTAAATGAATTAATCAAACTAATTAATAATGGCGTATTGGATACGAGTTATCAAGTGCCGTGGGATTTATACAAAAACATGATACTGATTTCTAACAAAGAAGGCTTACAAAGAATACCTACACGGATATTAAAGATTATAGACTTATAAATGGCATCACCTATATATTATTTTACCAGAAGTGGTTGTGCTTGGTGTACAAGAATGCAACCATCAATAGAACACATCAACAAGACTTTGAATGATGAACAAAAAATTCAAATTCTAAATGTTGATGATAAAAAATCAAGAGTTATTTACGATACTATCCTTACGAGTAATAAATTAAGAGCAATAACTCCAATGTTATATAATTCAAACATAGGAACTTTTCTACTAGGTTATCAGGATAAACGAAATGTAGAACAATTTTTAAAAGCCAACCCCTTGAAAGAAAGAAAACCACTAAAACCCATTCCTACATTTGATATTCAAAATTCTTCAAAAAAAGACTTTGATAATTGGAAAAAAAGTGTTATATTATGGTATGGAGAAAACCAAAAAGATTTACCAACCAATGTCATATCACAAGAAAGAATGATTGATATGGTTTATACGCAATTTATGGCATATCGAACAAAACCCTTGACTATTGAAGATAGATTAAGTAAATTAGAAGAACAATCACATGAACCACAAAATTATCGTGAAGAATGTAAGATGATGAATAAAGAATTGAAAATCCTAAAGCTACAAATAAAAAAGTTAAAAAGACTAAAATAAAGCTTGTATTTTAACAAAAAAATTCGTATATTATATGAATACGTTATACTTAAATGTTTTTAATTAAATATTTATTAATAACAATAACACTAAACATAACTATGGAGAATAAAAATGGATATTGATGCTATAAAAAGCCGTCTTAATCAGTTACAAAACACAACCTCAAACTCGTTTTGGAAACCACAACCAGGAAAATCACAAGTAAGAATTGTACCTTATACACACGATAAGAACAATCCTTTTAGTGAGTTGTTTTTTCATTACAGTTTAGTTCCTAACAAAACTGTCCTATCACCACTATCATTTGGTAGACCTGATCCAGTTCAACAATTTGCTGACAAACTTAAATCGTCTGGCAATAAAGATGAATGGATTCAAGGAAAACGAATTGAACCTAAAATGAGAACATTTGTTCCCGTTATAGTTCGTGGTGAAGAATCAGAAGGAGTTAAATTCTGGGGTTTTGGTAAAACAGTTTATCAAGAACTTTTGGGTATAATCGCAGATCCTGATTATGGTGATATTTCTGATGCTACAGTTGGTCGTGACATTGTTGTTGAACGACAAACGCCTGCTGAAGCTGGAAATCAGTATGGTAAAACTACTATCAGAGTAAAACCAAATCAAACTACGTTATCTGATGATTCTGATCAATTAGAAAAACTGTTAAATGGCCAACCCAACATTGGTGAGTTATATAAAGAACCAACCTTTGATGAGTTGAAAGAACACCTCTCAAGTTTCTTAAATCCAACGGATAATGATGACAGTTCTGGTACGCCAGAACCCGAAATGGTTACTACCAATGCATCTTCTACAGTAGAAGATGACTTTGATAAATTATTTAATTCATAATCCCGCGGGCTCGGTGGGGTGGTTTACTCCTTTCTCCGCCCCATCGTTTAATAGGAGAAACATATGTCAAACAGAGATGAGCTAGCTGAAGTATTAGCTAGCGAACTTAACAAACAATTCAAATCTCATCAAGTAGCTTATTTTCTTGATGGAAAACAAGAAACTCCAACTGATGTTACGGATTGGGTTTCTACGGGTTCTACGTTATTAGATTTAGCAATATCAAATAAACCTAACGGTGGATTTGCTGCTGGTCGAATAGCAGAAATAAATGGACTTGAAGGTAGTGGTAAATCTTTAATTGGAGCTCACGCTCTTGCCTCCACTCAAAAGAAAGGTGGTCTTGCTGTCTATATAGATACTGAGTCTGCTGTTTCAGCTGAATTCTTACAGGCAATTGGAGTAGATACTGATAATATGCTATACGTTCATCTGGAAACAGTTGAAGACATATTTGATACGATTGAAACGATTATCACGAAGATTCGCGAATCCGATAAAGATAAATTAGTCACCATATTAGTCGATAGTTTAGCTGCTGCTTCTACAAAAGTAGAGATGGATGCTGACTTTGATAAAGATGGTTGGGCTACATCAAAAGCCATAGTCTTATCAAAGGCTATGAGAAAGATTACACAACTTATTGCTCGTCAAAAAGTATGTTTAATCTTTACGAACCAATTACGTCAAAAACTCGGAGTAATGTTCGGTGATCCTTGGACTACAAGTGGTGGTAAGGCTTTACCTTTCCACGCTTCTACTCGTATTCGATTAAAGAATATGGGACAAATCAAAGATACAAAAAAGAATACTGTTGGTATTAAAATCAAAGCTCAAGTCATTAAGAATAGATTAGGTCCTCCATTACGGAGTGCTGAATTCCCACTTTTCTTTGATAAAGGTATTGATGATTTTGCTAGTTGGTTAAGTGTAATGAAAGACCACAACTTAGTTAAACAAGCTGGTGCTTGGTATACTTTAGTTGACCAAAATAATAAAGAACATAAGTTTCAATCAAAAGACTTTGGCGCTTTACTCTCAGACGTAGATACTCAGGAATATATTTATGATTCTATCTGTAAAAAGATAATTTTAAAGTATGATTCTGGTCAATTGGGCATAGATGATGTCACTACTGAAGATGAGTTTGCGAATGAGTAATAGTTATGATAAAACTTTATTAACTAAGCGATTTTATGACTACGAAGATGATATTGAAACCAATCCTACAACAAAAAAACTAAATGATCACGTTTTAGTTGTAGATGGTTTCAATACTTTCATAAGGGCATTTAGCGTTAACCCATCTTTGAATGAAGATGGTAATCACGTGGGTGGTTTGACTGGGTTTTTAAAATCTATACGATATACGATTAATAAGTTTAAGCCTACTCGTTGTATTATTGTTTTTGATGGTAAAAACTCATCCAAACCACGCCAAAAAGTATTTCCTGAATATAAGGCTGGTAGGAAAGTACGAAGTCGATTAAATAGAAATGTCGATTGGGCAACCACACCGCAAGATGAATCCGAATCAATAAAAAGACAATTAGGTAGGTTAGTTGAGTATTTAGAACACTTACCTTTGACTTTATTGGCATTAGATAATCTCGAAGCTGACGATGTTATAAGTTACATATGTACATCGACATTAAAAGAGTCGAAATGCACAATTATGTCATCCGACAAAGACTTTTATCAGTTAGTTAATGATAAAATTCAATTATACTCACCTACTAAGAAAGTAACCTACGATAGAGACTTAATAAGAAAAGAGTTTGGAGTTTATCCACAAAATGTCTTAACTTGTAGAATAGTAGATGGGGATAAATCGG